AATGACGGAGGTGTTGGGACTATAAATCTCAACCTTACGAAGTTCTTGCACTCGGCATGAGGGACCATACGAGGGTGGTCAGGACCCCACTTAGGATAGTTGGCAAAACCGGCTGGACCGAATTCGAGGTTAAACCAGTCTAAGACAGGCTTCGACCAAGAGAACTTCCAGCTAACTACCTTCACGAATTTCTTACAACTCCGTTTAGATGAGACCAGGGGGGGGAGGGGAGGGCGCTGCCGGCGACGGATAGATTTCGTCTGAGGGCCAGGCAAGACTTCCACTGTCTTAAGACATCCGCCTGTTAGAGCATTGCTCCAAACTGGTCTACTGTCAAAAGATAGAGGCTTGCCTGTCCAATAGGCTAATCTCCGCCGTTCTGCTTCCGAATGTGCTTCATCCACGATGCTGAAGAGGTCCTCACGAGGAGGTTCTGCGACAACAACCATGTCTGCACGTGAGACCCCAGTTACGACAGGTGGCACAGGATCAGATCCTCGCCACCTACGAAACCAGGCCCTCTTCATCAGCCCAGCAACAACATATCGAGGCACATTGGCCACGCAAAAGTCCCTGAGAACAATTTCGTGCCGGGCTAGAACCGACACAGCGTACTGACGTACACTATGACGCATTTCTTTTGTACCCTTCCATACCTCCCCGAGGAGATCGACACAATCATTTCTGAAAGGCCGAAGGAAAGAGAGACAATGTCTCGGGACTAGACTCGAAGTAGGTACGTGGTAAGGCTGACTATTAAGGTCGAGCCAGGTTTCAGAGAAACCGGTCTTTTCGCGGTTGACAACAAGTCCGAAGGTAGATGTAACTTTCTCCCACAAGTGGAAGAACGATTTATCTCCTGCGAACATGCAGTCATCCCCGTTAAACCTACCAACCCTCCTCTTGCCTTGACCCCAAGTCAAGTCACAACAGATGTCGAAGCAAGCCTTGTTGATAAGACAGAGTATAGGGAAACTCAAGAGATTCCCCATCATCTGTTTTCTTGTCAATAATGTCCGAGTCTTGCGACTCCTGGACATCAAGTGAAGGTCGCCCACTGCCGCCAACATCGTCCCCCTCTCCTCGTCAGTCAGATCAGGACACTCGGCTATAACCGACGTAACAGCCTCAGTTACCCAAGGCAATATGTTATCGGTCGCCGCTGAATAATCGCCGGAGATAAAAGATTCTCCTTTGCCTACATCAGCAACAATAGCCGCAAAATCCGACTTCTGAACGTCTCCTCGTACACACCAGCCGAACGAGGTAATATGATCGTAGAGCGCTTGGTGAACGGGAACCAAAACCCGTTTAACACGCGCGCTCTGCATCGTAACTACTCTAAGCTTTCCCTTGGTCTTGGCAACCCCCACTCTGAGCTCGGAAATGTTACCGTAGTAACCGGAACCGACAGAGAT